GTATATCCGACGGCGAAAACCCGGACAGCCCCTGCACCCGCGAACAGGCGTGGGTGATGCTATACAGACTTACAAATGGAGGGAACAACAATGATTAACTGGAAAGTCAGACTCGCCAGCAAGGCCTTCTGGGTGGCGATCATACCCGCGCTGCTGCTGCTTGTGCAGGCGATCGCGGCGGTATTCGGTTACACGCTGGCTCTGGACGGCATTGAGGCGAGGCTGCTCGACCTGGTAAACGCCGTGTTCGCCGTGCTCGTGATACTCGGAATTGTGAACGACCCGACGACGGCGGGACTGAGTGACAGCAAATTGGCGATGAGCTATACCAAGCCCAAGGAGGATTAATCATGGATGAGCCGATATCGCGCGGGGAGCATGAGGAATTCGCAAAACGCATCGACGCGCAGGAGCGGCGGCAGGACAAGCGCCTTGAGATGCTCGAGAACACCGTGCGCGAGATCGGCGATCTTACGCTTTCAGTGCAGAGGCTTGCCCAAAGCCTTGAAAGCATGGTCGAAGAGCAGGGGCGGCAAGGGCGCCGGCTTCAGGCACTCGAGAGCCGCGACGGAGAAAAATGGCGCAAGCTCATGGGCTACATAGCCACGGCGCTCACGTCCGGCGCGGTGACGCTGCTGCTTTCGCAGATCGTATAGGAAAGGAGGTGGAGAGCGGGTATGCCGAGCAGCATCCTCAACACCGACATAATGTTCCCCAACCTGAGCGGAAAGAGCACGGAGCAGCAGGTGTTCACGATAATGAATTACCTCTACATGCTCAAGGAGCAGCTCACATACTCGCTCTCGAACCTCGGCCTCGACAACATCAACGCCAACTCGTTTATCGAGATCGCGGGGATAATCAATCAGCCTGTGATCCTCAGGCTGGACGGCGTGGACGGCAGCCTGGCGGAAATAGACGTCAACCTCGGCATTATAAGCACTCAGCTCCAGGATGCGGAGGGCAACATATCCACGCTCCAGCAGACGGCGGCGAGCCTCAGCGCCCAGCTCGAAGACGCTGAGGGAAACATCTCGGCCATATATCAGATATCGGAGAGCCTGTCCACGCGCGTGGAGGACGCGGAGGGGAACATCACGACGTTGTTCCAGACCTCGGACAGCCTGACGAGCAGGGTGACGAGCGCGGAGGGGAACATCTCGAGCCTCCAGCAGACGGCGACTTCGCTGACCTCGGATATATCAGACCTCGAGGGCAACTACGCGAGCCTCCAGCAGACGGTGAGCGGGCTGAGGATAACGGCAAGCAACGGCACGCAGAGCAGCACGCTTACACTCACGAGCAACGGCGTGCAGCTCTCGAGCACCAACGTACAGATCACGGGCATGGTGACCTTCACCGACCTGAGCACGAGCGGACGCACCACGATAAATGGCGGGAACATCACCACGGGCATTATCAGCGCCATAGACATATCCAGCGTAACGATAGACGGCTCGTCGATTACAGGCTCGACGTTTGAAACGATCCTTACGTCACGTGGCATTGGCGGCGAGATAAAGTGTTACTACCTCTCCAACACAAGCGAGAGTTATCTTGCAGGTGGCCTGCGCCTTGATGACATGGGTGACAGTGGGGATTCACAGTACAGAATGTTCCTGTACACCAAGAGCGCGCTGGGCGTGCCGTTCGCGCTCAAGCTGGAGAGCGCGGGCAGCATGAGCCTATCGAGCGGCAACAGCCTGTGGATGTACGCGCCGAACACCGTGCAGATAACCGGCAGCACCATCAAAATGTATGGCACGGTTTACGTTAACGATAAAGTTATATCGTAAGGAGATCAGACATGACGAACCTCAAACAGTGCATAGCCGCATGGCAGGCGCTCCGCGCCCTTGCGGCGCAGGCCATGGACTACAAGAGCGCTCACGCGCTGGTGCTGCTCATGGAGCGCCTGCGGCCTCATGTGGCCTATTTCAGCTCAACGGAGACGGAGCTGGTAAAAAAATATGCGGAGCTCGATACATCTGGCAACCCGGTGTTTGAAGGCCCGGGGCGCGTGCGATTCCGCACGGGCGATGATCTGATGGCGTTCACGCGGGAACGCAACAAGCTCGACGTTGTTGAACTGGGCGAAGAAATAGCCCGGGCGACTATCTCCCCGCCCGCGCAGATATCGCCTGAGCAGCTGGAGGCGCTGCTCCCGTATGTGGATATCAAGGAGGTGGCGACATGAGCCTGCCTTCCATGCTCTATGGCTCGGGGATAGGGAAGTATAACCAAACGAGCTACGGCGGCTACAACCACAACCTGGCCGCGCTCGACGGGCAGATCTACGACATGCAGAACATGAGCAGCGACTACGCGCCGCTGCTCAGCCCGCGGCCTCAGCGATACATAACTCGAACGCTCACACAGCCCTACGG